TGATATATCTTCAAATAAAAAAGCGAAGCCTTGTATGTATGTTGGTACTGAAAAATCAACAGTCTTAAATTTAATTGCTGACAATTCAGGGCGCAATCAATACAAAGCAATTGTTGATTACGTCGCAGATAGTGCAAAGCAGTTTGGGATTCGATATGCTAATACGCAAACAAATGAAGATATCGAAACACAGGATAAGCTGTTAGAATTTGCAAAAAAGCAAATAAATGATACTCCTAAGACTGAATTAGATGTTAATTATATAGGTTATGAAAAAATAGAACCAAGAGATAGCGTATTTTTTGTTCATGAATTAATGGGATATAACACTGAATTAAAGGTTGTTAAACTTGATAGGTCACATCCATTTGTAAACGCAATAGATGAAGTGTCTTTCAGCAATGAAATAAAAGATATGGTACAAATTCAACAAGCGCTTAACAGACGAGTTATTGCACAAGATAATAGATATAACTATCAAGCAAATCGTATAAATCATTTATACACTAGTACTTTGAATTCTCCTTTCGAGACAATGGATATAGGGAGTGTATTAATATAATGGCAACAGAAGAAGTTAAAATCAAAGCGCTACTTGAAAACGATAAACAGTACTTTCCAGCTACACACTGGAAAGCTATAAATGGGATACCTTATGCAGGCAGTAGTGATATTGATGGATTGCCTCAAGACGGTATCATTTCGGTAGATGATAAAAATAAATTAGATAAATTAAAAATAGGCGAAGCAGGAATTATTCAAAATAGCATTGTACAGAAATCCCCAAACGGTAAATTGTGGAAAATAACAGTTGACGATAGTGGGAAACTTGGTACAGTGCTATTTCATTAGAAAGGAAGGTGCATTATGGAAAATTTGTATTTAATAAAGGATTTGGGAGCTTTAGCAGGTCGAGATTATAGAGCTAAGGAAATACAAAACCTGCAAAGAATAGAGCAATTTGCGCTTGGCTTGACAACAGAGTTTAAGTTGCATCAGAAAGCTAAAACAATTCAACACTTCGCTGAGCAAATTTATTATAATGGTAGATCGCAAGCAGCAGTAAACAAATCTTTACAAAGTCAAATTAACGCACTTGTTGTGGCACCACGTAATAACAGTGCTAATGAGATTGTTCAAGCTCGAGTTAATGTAAACGGCGAAACCTTTGACACATTAAAAGAACATTTAGACGATTGGGAAACCAAAACTCAAATTAATAAAGAGGAAACTATAAGAGAATTAAATAAGACCAAACAAGAAATTCTTGATATCGAGTATCGTTTTGAACCTGATAAGCAAGAATTTTTATTTGTGACAGAACTTGCACCTCTTACAAATGCAGTGATGCAATCCTTCTGGTTTGATAATAGAACAGGCATAGTATACATGACACAAGCTAGAAATAATGGCTATATGCTAAGTCGTTTAAGACCTAATGGCCAATTTATAGACAGCTCATTGATTGTAGGTGGCGGTCATGGTACACATAACGGTTATAGATATATTGATGATGAGTTGTGGATTTATAGTTTTATCTTAAATGGTAATAATGAGAATACATTGGTTCGTTTCAAGTATACGCCTAATGTGGAAATTAGCTATGGCAAGTATGATATGCAAGATGTATTTACAGGGCACCCAGAAAAACCCTACATCACCCCTGTCATAAATGAAAAAGAAAATAAAATTCTATACAGAATTGAGAGACCTAGAAGTCAGTGGGAACTTGAAAACTCAATGAATTATATAGAGATAAGAAGTTTAGACGATGTTGATAAAAATATTGATAAAGTTTTGCATAAAATCAGTATCCCTATGAGACTAACAAACGAAAACCAACCAATGCAGGGTGTGACTTTTGATGAAAAATACTTGTATTGGTATACAGGAGACAGTAATCCAAATAATAGAAACTATTTAACGGCTTTCGATTTAGAAACAGGAGAAGAAGCGTATCAGGTTAATGCTGACTATGGTGGAACACTAGATTCATTTCCTGGTGAATTTGCGGAAGCAGAAGGTTTGCAAATATACTATGACAAAGATAGCGGTAAAAAGGCTTTGATGCTAGGTGTTACTGTCGGTGGTGATGGAAATAGAACACATCGTATTTTCATGATTGGGCAAAGAGGCATTTTAGAAATACTTCACTCAAGAGGCGTTCCTTTTATCATGAGTGACACAGGTGGTAGAGTTAAACCTTTACCAATGAGGCCTGATAAACTTAAGAATCTTGGGATGTTAACAGAGCCAGGTCTTTACTATTTATACACTGATCATACAGTTCAAATCGATGATTTCCCATTACCAAGAGAATGGCGTGATGCAGGTTGGTTCTTGGAAGTTAAGCCACCACAAACTGGCGGTGATGTAATTCAGATATTGACGCGTAATAGTTATGCAAGGAATATGATGACTTTTGAAAGGGTGCTTTCTGGAAGAACTGGAGACATTTCGGACTGGAATTATGTGCCTAAAAATAGTGGTAAATGGGAGAGAGTACCTTCATTCATCACAAAAATGTCAGATATTAACATAGTAGGCATGTCGTTTTATTTAACTACGGATGATACAAAACGTTTTACAGATTTTCCAACTGAACGTAAAGGGGTAGCTGGTTGGAACTTATATGTAGAAGCTTCAAACACAGGTGGCTTTGTTCATAGGCTAGTTCGTAATAGTGTTACAGCATCTGCTGAGATACTATTGAAAAATTATGATAGTAAAACAAGTTCAGGGCCATGGACTTTACACGAAGGGAGAATTATAAGTTAATGAGTAATTTAGAGAAATCTGTAGCTATAAATTTAGAAAACACAGCGCATTATGAAAATATTTCAAATCTAGATATAACTTTTAGAACAGGAGAGAGTGATTCTTCTGTTCTTCTTTTTAATATCACTAAAAATAATCAACCGTTATTATTGAGTGAAGAAAATATCAAAGCACGAATAGCGATTCGAGGTAAAGGAGTCATGGTAGTTGCTCCACTAGAAATATTAGATCCATTTAAAGGTATTTTAAAATTTCAATTACCTAATGATGTAATTAAACGAGATGGAAGTTATCAAGCTCAAGTTTCGGTTGCAGAATTAGGTAATTCAGACGTGGTAGTTGTCGAGAGAACTATCACATTTAACGTTGAAAAAAGTTTGTTTAGCATGATTCCATCTGAAACAAAATTACACTATATTGTTGAATTTCAGGAATTAGAAAAAACTATTATGGATCGTGCGAAAGCAATGGACGAGGCTATAAAAAATGGTGAAGATTATGCGAGTCTGATTGAAAAAGCTAAAGAAAAAGGTCTATCAGATATTCAAATAGCAAAATCTTCAAGTATAGATGAATTAAAGCAACTTGCTAATAGCCATATAACCGATTTGGAAAATAAAGCGCAAGCATATTCAAGAACATTCGATGAGCAAAAGCGATATATGGATGAGAAACATGAAGCCTTCAAGCAGTCAGTGAATAGTGGTGGTTTAGTCACAAGTGGTTCTACTTCAAATTGGCAAAAAGCTAAGATTACTAAAGATGATGGTAAGATAATGCAGATTACTGGATTTGATTTTAATAATCCAGAACAAAGAATAGGTGATTCAACTCAATTTATTTATGTTTCGCAAGCTATAAATTATCCAAGAGGTGTTAGTACTAACGGTACTGTCGAATATTTAGTAGTAACTTCAGATTACAAGCGTATGACTTATCGACCGAACGGTACAAATAAAGTGTTTGTTAAAAGAAAAGAAGCGGGTTCATGGTCTGAGTGGTCAGAATTAGCTATTAATGATTACAATACACCTTTTGAAACTGTTCAAAGTGCCCAATCAAAAGCTAATATGGCCGAAAGTAACGCTAAATTATACGCAGATGACAAGTTTAATAAAAGGTATTCGGTTATTTTTGATGGAACAGCAAATGGTGTGGGCTCTACATTGTACTTAAATGAGAGTTTAGACCAATTTATTTTATTAATTTTTTATGGAACTTTTCCAGGGGGAGATTTTACTGAGTTTGGCAACCCCTTTGGTGGCGGAAAAATTTCATTGAACCCATCAAATTTACCGGATAATGATGGTAACGGTGGAGGCGTTTATGAGTTTGGATTAACTAAATCTAGTCGTACATCTTTAACGATATCGAACGATGTTTATTTTGATTTAGGAAGTCAAAGAGGTTCTGGTGCCAATGCAAATAGAGGAACAATCAACAAAATTATAGGAGTGAGAAAATAATGCAAATATTAGTTAACAAGCGTAATGAGATAATTTCATACGCTATCATTGGTGGCTTTGAAGAAGGTATTGATATTGAAAATTTACCAGAAAATTTCTCTCAAGTTTTTAGACCTAAAGCCTTTAAATATTCAAATGGGGAAATAGTTTTTAACGAAGATTATTCAGAAGAAAAAGATGACTTGCATCAACAGATTGACAGTGAAGAACAAAACACAGTCGCTTCTGATGACATCTTACGGAAAATGGTTGCTAGTATGCAGAAACAAGTTGTTCAAAGTACAAAGTTATCGATGCAAGTTAATAAGCAAAATGCACTAATGGCAAAACAACTTGTGACACTTAATAAAAAATTAGAAGAGGTTAAAGGAGAGACTGAAAATGCTTAAATTAATTTCACCAACATTCGAAGATATTAAAACATGGTATCAATTGAAAGAATATAGTAAAGAAGATATAGCGTGGTATGTAGATATGGAAGTTATAGATAAAGAGGAATATGCAATTATTACAGGAGAAAAGTATCCAGAAAATCTAGAGTCATAGGTTATAATCTTACGGCTTTTTAATTTGAATAAAGTGGGTGGTGTAATGTTTGGATTTACCAAACGACACGAACAAGATTGGCGTTTAACGCGATTAGAAGAAAATGATAAGACTATGTTTGAAAAATTCGACAGAATAGAAGACAGTCTGAGAACGCAAGAAAAAATTTATGACAAGTTAGATAGAAATTTCGAAGAACTAAGGCGTGACAAAGAAGAAGATGAAAAAAATAAAGAGAAAAATGCTAAAAATATTAGAGACATCAAGATGTGGATTCTAGGATTAATAGGGACGATTCTAAGTACATTTGTTATAGCCTTGTTAAAAACTATTTTTGGCATTTAAAGGAGGTGATTACCATGCTTAAGGGAATTTTAGGATATAGCTTTTGGTCGTGTTTCTGGTTTAGTAAGTGTAAGTAATAGTTAAGAGTCAGTGCTTTGGCACTGGCTTTTTATTTTGGAAAAAAGGAGCAAACAAATGGATGCAAAAGTAATAACAAGATACATCGTATTGATCTTAGCATTAGTAAATCAATTCTTAGCGAACAAAGGTATTAGCCCGATTCCAGTAGACGATGAGACTATATCATCAATAATACTTACTGTTGTTGCTTTATATACTACGTATAAAGACAATCCAACATCTCAAGAAGGTAAATGGGCAAATCAAAAGCTAAAGAAATATAAAGCTGAAAACAAGTATAGAAAAGCAACAGGGCAAGCGCCAATTAAAGAAGTAATGACACCTACGAATATGAACGACACAAATGATTTAGGGTAGGTGTTGACCAATGTTGATAACAAAAAATCAAGCAGAAAAATGGTTTGACAATTCATTAGGGAAACAATTCAACCCAGATGGTTGGTATGGATTTCAGTGTTATGATTACGCCAATATGTTCTTTATGTTAGCGACAGGCGAAAGGCTGCAAGGTTTATATGCTTATAATATCCCGTTTGATAATAAAGCAAAGATTGAAAAATATGGTCAAATAATTAAAAACTATGACAGCTTTTTACCGCAAAAGTTGGATATTGTCGTTTTCCCGTCAAAGTATGGTGGCGGAGCTGGACACGTTGAAATTGTTGAGAGCGCAAATTTAAATACTTTCACATCATTTGGTCAAAACTGGAACGGTAAAGGTTGGACTAATGGCGTTGCGCAACCTGGTTGGGGTCCTGAAACTGTGACAAGACGTGTTCATTATTATGACAATCCAATGTATTTTATTAGGTTAAACTTCCCTAACAACTTAAGCGTTGGCAATAAAGCTAAAGGTATTATTAAGCAAGCGACTACAAAAAAAGAGGCAGTAATTAAACCTAAAAAAATTATGCTTGTAGCCGGTCATGGTTATAACGATCCTGGAGCAGTAGGAAACGGAACAAACGAACGCGATTTTATACGTAAATATATAACGCCTAATATCGCTAAGTATTTAAGACATGCAGGACATGAAGTTGCATTATACGGTGGCTCAAGTCAATCACAAGATATGTATCAAGATACTGCATACGGTGTTAATGTAGGCAATAAAAAAGATTATGGCTTATATTGGGTTAAATCACAGGGGTATGACATTGTTCTAGAAATACATTTAGACGCAGCAGGAGAAAGCGCAAGTGGTGGGCATGTTATTATCTCAAGTCAATTCAATGCAGATACTATTGATAAAAGTATACAAGATGTTATTAAAAATAACTTAGGACAAATAAGAGGTGTGACACCTCGTAATGATTTACTAAATGTTAATGTATCAGCAGAAATAAATATAAATTATCGTTTATCTGAATTAGGTTTTATTACTAATAAAAATGATATGGATTGGATTAAGAAAAACTATGACTTGTATTCTAAATTAATAGCCGGTGCGATTCATGGTAAGCCTATAGGTGGTTTGGTAGCTGGTAATGTTAAAACATCAGCTAAAAACCAAAAAAATCCACCAGTGCCAGCAGGTTATACACTCGATAAGAATAATGTCCCTTATAAAAAAGAACAAGGCAATTACACAGTAGCTAATGTTAAAGGTAATAATGTAAGAGACGGTTATTCAACTAATTCAAGAATTACAGGGGTATTACCCAACAACACAACAATTACGTATGACGGTGCATATTGTATTAATGGTTATAGATGGATTACTTATATTGCTAATAGTGGACAACGTCGTTATATAGCGACAGGAGAGGTAGACAAGGCAGGTAATAGAATAAGTAGTTTTGGTAAGTTTAGCACGATTTAGTATTTACTTAGAATAAAAATTTTGCTACATTAATTATAGGGAATCTTACAGTTATTAAATAACTATTTGGATGGATGTTAATATTCCTATACACTTTTTAACATTTCTCTCAAGATTTAAATGTAGATAACAGGCAGGTACTTCGGTACTTGCCTATTTTTTTATGTTATAGCTAGCCTTCGGGCTAGTTCTTTGTTATGATGTGTTACACATGTATCAACTATTTACATCTATCCTTGTTCACCCAAGCATGTCACTGGGTGTTTTTTCCTTGCGATAGAGAGCATAGTTTTCATACTACTCCCCGTAGTATATATGACTTTAGCATTCCCGTATAACAGTTTACGGGGTGCTTTTTATGTTATACTTACTTTTATATAGTAGGAGTGAGCTATATAGCCTGTTAAGTGGCCTGGTAACTTAACACTTATCCCGGCAATTGATACCCTTTTTGCCCGTCACTTGATACATACATCTCAACAACATAGAAATATTACAGTCGCTACACCACTCAATGTATGGGTGGTTGTTTTTTATGTTATTAGGAACAAATTAATTTAAGAGTAAAATCATAGATACTAAAGAAATTTTATCGAATCTATTGTCGAAAATATACTTTCATGATACATTTTAAACAGGTAGACAAGGTATACCCGATAGACAAATGATGAAAACGAGGAAGTGAGTAGTATGGCTACAAAAAGTTTTACTACAGATTATAAATTTAATAACAAAGCAGCTGAAAAATTAGTGAATGCCATGAATAAAAGTGAAGATGCCCAAGTCAATAGACCTAATGTTTTTGCTCAACGTTTAAAAACAACAGAAGAATTACAAAATTTTATGAGTAAAGTAAAGGCTATTTTATAAAAAATGAAAGGAGTGGTTAGTATGGAATGGCAACCTAATAACACATACGTTATAGCTCAAAACTTGATTACAAAATATCAAGAAATTACCGGAAACAGCATAGTGGGAGACGAGATGAAAGTGCATAAATTAATGTACTATATCCAGAAAACTTCTATTGCTTTAACAGGGAACGCTATAATCGATGAACAATTTGAAGGTTGGGTACATGGTCCAGTTTTACCGTCCTTAAGAGGGTTATTTGATTACTTTGTGGAAGACAATACTTCTAGAAATAAAGTTAATGATACTGAAGAATTTATAATCGAGAATGCTATTTATCAATATGGTAAATATGCAACATGGGCTCTTAGAGAGAAATCACACGAAGAAATTTCGTGGCTTAATAGCCGTAAAGGCTTAAGTGCTAATGAACGAGGGTATAGAAATCTCGCAATTGAGGATATCAAAGAAGATGCAAACAAAATAAGATTATATGATTATAGTTACGATATGTATATAGATGAATTTGAAGATTTAGATGAGGAGGAATTTATTAGTGCACACTAGATCCCCTCATGACTATATAGGTAAAATCGTTAAAATAAGATTACCTTATTATGATGTGAAAAGCGCAAAAGTTGCTTTTAAATCTAGGCCTGGTTTAATAATAGGTTGCGAAAAGAATCAATTCCCTTGTGATTTCACTTATTTGCCTATTTCGAAAATAAGTGATGAAAGCAAAAGACATTCTATATATGATTTTGAAGTAAACGATGAAACTTGTAATTTGTTAAATTTGAATAACGTTCCATCATTTGTTAGGTGTCATAAGGTTAGTACTGTATATAGCAAGAATGTTCACAGAAATTACATTAGTGATTTAAATGAAACGAACAATCGACTTTTTAATGAGATTAAATCTATCTTTGATGCATTTGCAACTGATTTATTTTAACCG